GGCTCTAATCTCACGCATGGAAAAAGCCATGGGGGGCAAGAATTCAGCTAAAAAGGCCAAATCTGAAGTGGGGTACAGCAACCAAGGTCACCCAACATCTCACTGTGGGCCTACCAAAGCTTGGCCTAAGGGGGATTGCACCCATTTTGAGGCGCCGGATGGTTGTGAGCTCGTAAGGGGACACATAGAAGCTAAAGGCTGGTGCAAATTGTGGAACGGCCATGCGAAGAACTAGAATTCAAAAGCCCGTAGTCAGGGATGGGTGTGGAGCTTTTCATAATGCCAAAATGGATTTGAGCAAGGTTGGGTTTAATGCCGGAAATCAGTGGGCCAAGGCCGAAAATCTTACTGTTGATGCCAACAAGAAGCGCTTTGCCGGGCTTATCAAATCTTGGGAAACGATTCAGAGGAAATTGAATGGTGAGGAGATCGTTAGCATGAAAACAATGGTGCATAAAATCCGCCGCAAGCGGGCGCGTCTGCGCCTGACTGTGGCTAAGGAGCATCGTGAAATTCAGGAGAAGGCCCGGACGGCTGCCAGCGCGGTCATGGATCGCCTGATTGAGATAGCCCAGACCTCAACGATGGAATCTATGGCCATCCAGGCAGCCCAGGTGGTGCTGGACCGTGCCTATGGCAAGTCAATTCAAACCAGTGTGAGCGCGTCCGCAGATGGCAAGAAAACGTCCGAGATTACTGGCAAGCAGCTCGACGAACGGTATCAGCAGGTACTTGAGCGAGTTGAAAGTCTTACACGAGGAGCGGGCAAAGAGGCTAAGAGCGAAAAACGACCTGTTGACCTACGCGAGCACAATCGAAATCCCGACCGCTCCAAACTCAATTGACGATGATGATGATCGTGAGAAATTCATCCCACTGAAGGCAAAGTTTGGTGCTCACCATCTGCTCTGGCTTGATTGCCTGCAACAGGTTGAGGACGGGAAGATAAAACGTCTTCTCGGTTTGATGCCTCCAGGCAGTGCGAAATCGGTTTATTCTTCAGTAGTTTTTCCAACGCACTATTTGGGTAGATTTCCCGGTAAGTCTGTTATCGTAGCCAGTTATGGCAGTGATCTTCCTAGGAAGTTCGGACGACGCGCCCGTTCAATTGTCACTCAGCCAATTTATCAACGTATCTTTGATACTACACTGTCTGAAGAATCAGCAGCTGTTGATGAATGGGCACTGACAAATGGCAGTGAATGGATGGCAAGAGGCATCTTGACAGGCATCACTGGCAACCGCGTTGATGGGGTGATTTGGGACGACCTTATCAAGGGACGCGAGCAGGCTGACTCTGACCAAGTACGTCAAAAGACCTGGGATGCTTATTTTGATGACCTTCTCACCCGCAAAAAGCCCCAAGCGTTCGAAATCGGTATCAATACGCGCTGGCATGAGGACGATCCTCCGGGTCGAATCCTGCCTGACAACTATGCAGGTGAAAGTGGTTGGATTAAAGGTAAAGACGGAAATGACTGGTACGTCGTCTGTTTGCCAGCTATATGTGAACGTAGTGATGATCCCCTTGGCCGTGCTATAGGGGATATTTTGTGGCCTGAGTGGTTCACCCCTGAATTCTTTTCAGGATTTCAACGCAATGCGCGCACATGGAATGCCCTTTATCAGCAACGGCCAGCCCCTGAGTCCGGTGACTTCTTTCAGGCTGACTGGCTGAAGCCATATACCGTGATGCCACCCCGCGAGACGTTGAACATCTATGGGGCAAGTGACTATGCGGTAACGGCTGATGGTGGGGACTACACTGTTCATGTGGTAGTGGGGGTTGATGCTGACAATCACATCTACTTACTTGATCTATACCGCGCTCAAGCAGCGTCAGATAAATGGGTTGAAGCACTTTGTGACATGGTTGAGACGTGGCGTCCGCTAGGTTGGGCTGAGGAATCAGGCCAGATCAAATCTGGTGTTGGGCCTTTCCTCAATAAACGGTTGCGTGAGCGCAAGCTTTATATTGCTCGTGCACAATTCGCCGCGAAAGGTGATAAGTCAGTCAGGGCTCAATCTATCAGGGGCCGCATGGGCATGGAGGGAGGTGGGCTTTACGTGCCTACCTATAAGCCATGGTACCCGGCTTTCAAGGCGGAATTGATGACCTTTCCTGCCGGTAGGAATGATGATCAGGTGGATAGTCTGTCTCTAATTGGTCAGGTGCTGGACAAAATGGTGCGTGGCAGGCCCGCAGCCCCGCCACCTTCGGCTCCAAAGGTGCTCTCAATGGACCCAGCCCAATGTACCGTGACTTTGACTGATCTGTTTGAAGCCAATGAGCGGCGCGGTGACCGCCGTGGCGTCAGGATACATTAATGCCGTCAATTGAAGAATTCGTCAGGGCACTTCAGGGCAAAGGATCACCACCGCCTGCACAAGCGACTGACCCTCTGGCCCCTTTATTTGATCCTATGCTCAGGATGGAATCTGACATACCAAATGCAGGTATTTTGCAGAAACAAAATCCACCTTTCCTTAAAATGCAACCCCATTTACAACCACGCGGACTTCGAAAACTTTTAGAAATTCCTTACGCACCTAAATATATAGGGCCACCTCTACCGGGTGGGTATACCGATCTTCCAAAAAGATATGGCAATGGAGTTTACTAAGGCACTACATGGCAATTGAACTAGACAAACTGGCAGGGCCTGATGGCGGCAATGAGAGCCGTCGGTTGGCGAAGCATTGGCTGGATCAGATATATTCAGTCAAGGACAACGTGGAGTTCAAGCGCTGGTTTAAGCGCGGTGAAAAGATTGAGAAGCGATTTCGTGATGACCGCAACCGTGTTGATGAAGAAGGGTCGCGACGGTACAGTTCACTTTGGTCCAATTTTGAAATCCTGAAACCAGCCCTTTACGGGCGTCCTGCGTTGCCTGTTGCTGAGCGGCGCTTCAAGGATAAGGATCCGGTGGGGCGCAGCGCATCAACCATCCTTGAGAGGGCTCTGCGCAATGAAATTGAGATAAATGGCTTTGACGAAGCCATGCAGCAATCAGTCAGTGACTACCTGCTGCCTGGGCGCGGTACCGTTTGGGTGCGTTATGAGCCTGAGATTGAGGAAAGTGTTTCACTGCCGCCTGAGACACAGGACGACCGGCGTGATGCTCAGGGTGAACTGCCTACTGATCGTGAAGCCAATAATGATGAAGAAACCCCAGATAATACCGTCACGACACCTAAAGGGCGCAAGCGCCCGCGTCTGCTAAGTTTAAGCAATCAGCCTGAAGAGCAATCACAGGCGGGTGATGACGAGCATGAATTAGAGGAAGAGAAGCTGCGCAGCACGGGCGACAGGGTGGTGCGTGAGAGCACCCCGGTTGACTTTGTGCAATGGCCTGACTTCTTTACGTTCCCTGTGCGTGCCCGCGTGTGGGCTGAGGTTACGGCGGTAGGCAAGCGTATCTACATGAGCCGTGACCAAATGAATCGTCGTTTTGGCAAGCGGATCGGCAAACACATCCCTCTTGAGAAGGACGACCGCGGTCAGAAGGTGCTGAATACCAACCAACAGCCGCAGACGTCACAATCAGATCAAGACAAGGGACAAATTTACGAGATTTGGAGCAAGGACGACGAAACGGTCTATTGGGTAGCTATGGGCTATGACTACTTGTGCGACCGCAAAGAGGATCCGCTCGAGCTTGAGAACTTTTACCCGTGCCCCAAGCCGCTGTATGCCAATCCGACCACCAGCACGCTGGTACCGGTGCCTGATTACATTCAGTATCAGGATCAGGCCATTCAAATTGACGAACTGACCCAGCGCATCGCCATGCTGACCAAGGCATGTAAAATGACTGGTGTCTATAATGCCGCTGCTAAAGATATCCAGCGGATGTTCAGCGAGAATATTGAGAATGAATTGATCCCGGTTGATGACTGGGCTGCCTTTGCTGAAGATGGCGGCGTTGAAGGCAATATCAGTTGGATGCCAATTCAGCAGATCAAGGACGTCATCAATGAATTGGTGCAGATCAAGCAGCAGCAGATTGAGGAGAT